GACCCTTGCCCTGGCCTTGCTCCCCATCATCATCGCCACCGGCCATTGATTCGCCCGGCTTGGCGCTGGGCTCCTCACCGCTATCGTCAGGTCCATCCTGGCTCGGCTTGGGAGGGAATGAGGGGTTGGCTTTGCTCAGATAGTCCTCAACCAAATCGTCAGTGCTACGCATGCTCATCTCCTCAAACGCTCCGGAGCTGCAAGAGCCCCTTTTTGAATGTCATGGATCCACCTTGGGCGCACGCTTTGTTGAGCGCCTTGGCCACAAGGGGTTGTCCGTAGGTTTTGATCACATCAGAGAGCTTGTCCAATGAAAGGCCCTCCGGCCCAGCGTTGCCTAGCCGATGGCAGACCACGCGAATCACGCGCTCCAGCCGCATATCGGGATCGCCTTGCTCGCCAGCATCCACGATGGCCCCAGGTTGCTCCGCCTTGCTCACAGTGCTGACCTGGCCCGTAGGATTCACCCACTGACTTGCGAAATGCTTTTGCTTGGCTTGAGCCGCCGCTTGCTCATCGGGCCACGGCACTTTTCCTTTGTCCCCATAAATGGGCTTGCCACCGGCCGCATGGCCGATCACGTTACCGCCGCGTGAGCCCTCGCCCGTACTCTTGCGTAGCTCATCGGCCGTAACTATCTGCACCATGCTCTTGCGCATATCGCGGTAGTAGCTCAACGCCCTGGAGAACAACGCCCGGCGCAATTCCGGCGCCATACGATCTGCCAGCATCTTGGATACCAGCTCATGCCGCACCGTCAACTCGTTACGGGAATTGAGCGCCTTGCCCAACAGCTCACGCCACTCATTCGCCTTGGCACGGTCCAGGCCCAGGCCATCGATCACTGAGGCCGGCGATAGATATGCGCCATCGTGATTCAGCATCCGTGCGACAGTCATAGGCGCCGGCATCTGCTTTGTCTGGCGGAGGAGATCGATATTCTCCCGCGTGGGCACCTGTCCCGGCCACTTGGTCAGGATAAACATGGGGCTCAGCGCGGCCGTTGTGCTTTTTGCCAGGCACTTCTCCGCGGCATCCATGCTCTTGCCACTCATCTTTTGGTAGATGCCCATGATGTAGGCCCAATCCTTTGCGCGGCCTTGCTTTGCTGCCAGCGTCTTGGCCTTGTTCCAATGTCGTTCATCCTCAGGTGATTTCACAACGCCTACTGGCATGTGCTTCTCCTATCATGAATGAGTGCGGATGGTTACTAGGAGAGGAGAGCGACCCCCGATCCGTTCGCCATCCGCACCCAACCTGCTACCAATATGAGCGGATACGGGCAGCGCTCGGCGCGCCCCCCAGCAACTTACGTCGCATCTCCGCCTCATCCATCTCCGCGTCATCTACAAGGTTCCCCTTGGTTATCGGTCCGCCCGTTTGTTTGGACTCGTCAATCGAGTCACCAAACGGGTCACCCATTTCGTCGTCGATGAGATTGCCGCTTGACTTAGGCGCCTCAAGCTCCATACCCAGAGCCTCACGGATTCTCCCCTCAATTTCTGCCTCCGGAGTGGGTACTGCGGTTTCATTCGTTTCGGCATTCTCATCTTGTAGCATCTTGTCCAGATTTCCAGAAGTGCCAATATCCTCCCCGAAGTCAAAAGAAAAGCCCCCAGCCCGGACGGCTTGATCGCAAATCCAACACCCCATCACCGTATCGTCATGTGTGCCTACGCTCTTGAGCGCCCCCTCCACCCACGTAAACGCGCGCATCTCCTCAATCCAGATATTTGTCAGCTCAATGCTCCGCTTGTCGCCTCGTGGGATCCGAAACTTGCCATTCTCCAACAGCACACGGAGGCTAGGCACGCCCTTGTCCAGAGTGTTCTTTTGCGCGCCCGTCACAAACTGTTTGATGGGTAGGTCCGTGGTGCGTATCAGCTCATCACCAAAGATCCGCTGCATCTGATTGGCTTCCAAAAACACAAGGGCAGGATCGTACTTGTGCCCCAGCTCGTTGATCATGCTGAGCTGAGTCTGGTAGGGGAGGCCCTTGCCTCGCTGAATGTCGATGATCCACCGGTTACCCCACTTGTCCACACCCATCACCCAAATCACCGTGTAGTCGGCTTGGGCGGAGCTGGACATAGCGAAGTCCACACCCATGAAAATCGTGACGCCCAGCCGTTCGTAGATTTCCTTGGCCATGCCCAGCGTGAGCGTGAATACCTCCGTGGGCGCACCCTTGAATAGCGCCAACGGAAAGAGGCTCATATCATCGGCCACCGGCTCACACTGAAACTCACGTGTGAAACGAATGGTGCCGATCTCCCGCCGCTTGGCCTCCAATCGTTCCTTGTCATAGCGGCCGGGCCACAACGGGGTTTCCTCAGCGCCCTGAAGCGCCTGATACCGCTTGAATAGATACTCCTCATTGGCTGACAGATCCGCGTACAGGTCCGCTTGGTGGAATGGCGTGTTGTGGCTCACGATCCCATTGGATACAAAGGAATGACCAACCGGGACCACAAAATCCACGGTGGGGCTTTCCCGATCTGCGATTTGCTTAACAGGCAACCAAGCCAAGCCCTCAACCAATGTTGCCCGAAATGCCTCAGTAGCCGATCCTTTCGCGCCATGCCGCACAAACCAATTCAAGATGTCCCTACAGCGTTCTGTGGAAATAGTCGCGCATGCCGCCAGTCCAGCAATGTTTCCCCTGAACTTTGCTTGTGTGTTTCTGGGGATTCGTGGTTTTTCCTCCCGCATGGTGGCAATCAAAGCCCGTCGATGCGGTATCGCCCGTTGGTCTACTGCAATGCTCGCAGGAAATTCATCACAGATTTTTTGCTTGCGCGCTAGTTTGAATCCTACCAGTTGCCCAAAGGCCTTCGCCTCAGAAGCTACCGCGACCACAACCCATAACGGCAGACTGGCACCGGGACAACGCTGGGTTGGTTGTGGGGGGCGCATCCTCCTGGTAGACAACACCCCGAAATTTAGCAATAGCTGTTGGACTTGATCTGCCAACACCTCGGAAGTAGTCCCCAGAGTCACCGAATTCGGAGTAGTCGCACACGCATTACCATCCCCGTCATACAATCCCTGCAAAAATGCCTGGACCACATACTTGGGCCCCCGCATGATCTTCTCTGGGATAATCTTTTGATGGCACCGCCCAAGTTTTCCACCCAAAAAGGTGATCAATTCCAGAAATTCTTTAGAGGAGACACGCAAAACGTGTTGATCCGCCAAATGAGTGCTCACCGAAAAACGCATACCCAGAGGCCAGCTCAATAGAAAATCTCGAATAGGCTTTTCAGTGTTGGCTATCGCCACTCGCCCCGTAGTCTCGTAAGAGCCTTTCGCAGTCCACAGCCCCAACAGGTAAGATAATTCCGCTGTCACCGTATCAGGCAATTGCAACGAGTTACGATAGCGCTGATTACCCCGCTCTCTAGTTTTGAACGGCCGGAGATCGATGTCCGGTCCCCACGCATCCAAACCTACGCGCACCGCCACATAGTCCCCCACCCGAATATCCGGCAATTTCCGCCATTCAGGAATTCCGGACTCAGGCATCATGAGCACCGGATGTCGATGGCTCCCCTCCAAAGTAAACCCCCGTTGGAGGGTCAATCGTTTGGTGGGGCACACCCCATTCACCCAATAATGAGAAGTCTCTTGAAAACCAGATCGCCCAGCCACCTGTAGCGTCAGAGGCCACAACGTCTGAGCTTTGGGATCTGATGCGGGGCAAAGATCACCAATACGACGCAACCCCCCTGAAGTAGTAACCCACGTATCTGGGATCACACACCCAACCACAACGATCTGGCCACCAGGGATGCACATATTGGAAACGGCCGTGTAGAAGTATTCGATTTGCTTTTTGCGGACCACCTCACTGTAGGCAGTCTCATCGTTGAGGGCATCGTCCACCACAATCCAGTGGGGATGCGCGCCACGGACGCGCGTGCCAAACCCGCGTGCGTAGATCCGATGGCCGTTGTTGAGCTGGACGGCGGTGCTGGACCATTTCTTACCCTTGCCGCCCATGCTCGTATCCGGCACGAGGTATTGGAGCTTGGGGTTGGTTTCCAGCTCTTGCTTGATATCCCCCAGGATGCGGACGGCCTGATCCTGTGTTGCTGAGAAAATGAATCCGGAGCCGTTGGGTAGCTTGATCGCTTTCCAGATAGGGTAAGCGAAATCGAAGAAATACGTTTTTCCGTGATCACGCGGCGCTAATACAGCAAGACGCTTGCTCTTGCGTACCAGCTCACTCCACTCCAATAGGTGTGGGCCCAGCATGAAATGTCCATTGTACGGCGCCTCAGGTGGGCCATTCAAAATCTCCCGCGCAAAAAATGCGCAATCCTGGGAAATTGTCTGGAGTAGGTACTCATCCCATTGAGTGTCGCCTTGAGCGGCCGTGATACGAGCGTCCTCGCGTAGCTCCTCATCGGTTATCTGGAATTGGTTGCGAAAGAATCGTGCGCCCAAACCGCGGGGCATCTCGCTCGCAACCTGGATAGGCGGCGGGGTCAGGTAGCGTGGTGCCGTGGCCGTTGTAAGCATTTCCCGTAACCTGCCGCGATCTCGCGGCATTGTCCAGAGCTACGATTGCCACTGTTGCCAGCCATCCTGATAATCCACCACTCCCGCCGAAACATTGGTGTGTTTGCGGCCCGGAAGACACCCAAAACGCTTTACCGGGAGCGGGGTTGTTTGCTCACCACACAGGCACGTGCGCTGAGCTGGCGCGTACCGATGGACTATGCAGCGGTAGCACTCAGCGTAGGCGCATAAACCGTGCTGATCTGCACCCGCCCGGAGAGCTGGAGGAGCCTTTTGACTTGCTCCACGATGGGCGCGATGGGCTGATTGTCCTCGCTCCAATTGACTCGTAGGATCTGCATTCCATTGGACCATGCGTGTTGCCCCATCTCTATCTCATGCAAGAGCTTCTGATAAGCCTCCCGCAACGTGGCCAGGTAGTCCAGAGTGATCACCTCCTCTGATGGGCGCGCACGCTTGCGGATCCTCCGGAGAGCCGTTTCCGGGGTCACGTCCAAGTAGAGGAGCAGCGTGGGTTGCATGTGCGGCACGCTCATCATCTCAGAGTACAGCGCCTCATAGGTTTGCCATTCCAGAGAGTGAATGTTGCCGGCGCGGTAGTGCATCCACGCAAACACCCGATCACCCGGCATGCCACGATCCAAGAGCGTCCCCGCGCTTGTACCGGCCCGGCATTCAAGCATCGCTAGCCGATGAATGTCCCAGCGCCGCCTCAGCATCTCGATTTGCATGCTGAAAGCCCAGCGCTTTGGATCCGCGTAGAACAATTCCAGATATCCCTTGTCCGCCACGGGCTCTGGAAAGGAACGAAATCCCAATGACTCTGCCAATTGTCCTGTGATGCTCGATTTGCCGGCCGCGATCAGCCCCTCCACCCATACGTTTGGCCTGCGATCCATGTTGGTTTCCCCTTACGAAAGCAGTTACGAGTTACGGGCGAGGCATCCCCATGGGCATACGTGGGCCCATCGACGGCGCTAGCGACGCCGCCGCGTGGGTAAAGCGCTCTACGATCGCCGATACCTTATCCAAGTCAGCCAGCGTCAGCACGCGCTTACTGGGGTTCTTCTTGCCTTTGGCGTCCTTGGCCTCGTCCTCTTGCAACGGGAGCGTGTTAATCGCAAGCCCGGCAAGATGAAGGCAATCAAGCGAAAGCATAAACTTCCTCCGCATGACTTCCATTTCCATCATCTGCGCTTGCTGTTGCGGGGTGGGCTCCTCGGCCTTGGCCTCTGTAGTCTCTACCTTCGGCGCTTCAACGGGTTGCACTTCTGTTACGTCAGTCATTTCATCTCTCCTCTGAGTTAGGGAATATGTTTGCCCGTACCGTGGGCACTTGTGTGGCCAGTATCCTGGCCCGCAAATCCGTATACGCTGCATCACTGATTTTATCGAACCGCTTGGACGCTTGGAGCACGCCCAACGCTTCCCCTCGCTTGATCATCCACTTGATGAACGTGGTGCGCGCCATCCGCACCGGACCGTTGTTCACCATCACGATATCGCATTCCAACCGGATAGCCTCTACCTCGGCGACGATTTCCAAGATCCAGTTCTTGGCCTGCTCCTCTGTTTCGATAGGCGAACCTAGAGTAGGGGGAACGGGGAACATGCGGCCTCCTATTTCTTAGGTAACATGCGTTGTTTGGCGATCTGCAAATACTCTACAGTCAGTTCAATCCCAGTGAAGTCAAATCCCTCGCGTTGGCAAGCCACGCCTGTAGATCCTGACCCCATAAACGGATCGAGTACATGCCCGCCTTTAGGTGTCACTAACCTGCACAGATAGCACATGAGGTCCAAGGGCTTGACGGTCGGGTGATTGTTGCCCGCGCCGCGCTCTCTGCGTGACGCTTTGGCGCAGTAGAAGAATCGGGAAGCACCTCCGGAGTCTCCCTTGTAGAAGTAGGGCAGGGATCTTTTCTTGCCGTAGATTTTGTTGCCGCTCGTTCGTGTCCCCCCGTTCGGTTGCCCACACCAATCCCCAGACTTTAGGATGCCAGTTTGCGCGTCCAGAACTCGCGCAGCCGCCTCGTCGAGCATGACGTTGGCGGGCCATCGACCCTTGGGCAGCTCCACCACACCATGACCAGTGCGTGCCCGACCAACACTACGATCCTCCTTGCCGTTTGGTTTCAGTAAGTAGGGAGCCTGCCCGTCGCGCTTGGTGCCACCACAAGTCCCGATGCGCGTGGCGTCGATGTTGATTCCACCCGTGCCGTACTCCAGCACGTTCGCAGCAACCGTGCCGATCAATGGCTTGCGTGCGAGAATGATCGGTTCCCAGGCGGGCTTGAGGGCGGTGCCCCAACCTTCCCATTGTTTTGCGGCGTCGGTGGCGGGGCCTGTAATGGAAAGTTCTCCGTTAAAGGCGTCTGCGTGGCTTCCAATGCCGGCGGTCTTACCGCGATACCCTCCCCGCCCATCTGCTTTAGGGCGTGCGGTTCCTCTCGGTCTCCACGTCCCTATCACGGGGCGCTCTGCTCCCGCCGACTTGTCGATAGCCTTAGACACGTCCAACGATTTCGGGAAGCCCGAACCGTACAGCCACATCAGGCAATCTCGAATCTCCCACCCCGCATCCTCGATGGCGCACGTCAGCCGATGAAACGTGCGCGTTCCGCCAAACGCCACGAGATACGATCCGGGCTTGGCAACGCGCAACGCCTCGCGCCAGAAATGCGGGCCGGGAATGCCATGGTCCCAATCCTTGCCCATGAATGACAGGCCGTAGGGCGGATCGCAGACGACGGAATCGAAGAAAGCCTCGGGGAGATTCGGCATCTCCGCGAGACAGTCTCCGTGAATCAGCTCGAATTCGCGGCACATGATTACCTCTTCACCACGACATCCTCTCGCCGAACCGTCACGCCGGGGATCTCGATTTGCCCCTTCGACGCACCGACCGCTTGCCGGAGCTTCGTTGCGTCCGGAGAGCAATACTCGCGCGGCACGAGATCCGGATTGATCACTTCGAACGCCCACGCCTCACGCACCGACAAAGACTTCGGCAACTCGACTTGTGTTTGCGCCGCAACGGTCATGGCTTGAGCGACCGCTTTCGTATCGCCAGCCGCGTGCGCCACCTGCACGGCGGCGAGCGCCTTGCGCTGCGCTTCGGCTTGCACGATCTGAAACGCCGAAATCTTGCGCTTCCAAATCCCTTCGGCGCGCGTGTAGAAGTCTTCCGCCGGCGCGAACCACGAGCGCACTTTTTTGAGTGCCTCGTTCATCGGTCGCGTCGCCTCTTCGCGCATCGCCTTCAGCGTCTTGAGCTTGCCTTTGACTTCCCCGAGACACGAGTCGGCGAAGTCCATGTCGGCTTGCGCGACGATCTCAAATTTCTCCACGAGCGCCAAAATGTCTTTCGCCTCGCTCGCCTCTTGCATCAGAGCTTGCTGGTCGGCGCCGCTGTCCGGAGCCGCCGGCGGCGTAACGACCGCCAACGCCGCTGGCCTGGCGGCTTCCTTCTCGCGCTCGCGTTCTTCGGCGTGTTTCGAGCACAGGTTGATCATGCCGCGTTCCGAGTCGGCGACGATGCCGGGCCCATACCCGACGAGACCCTCCTCGCACGAGCATCTCGCGTAATCGCACGTGGTCGGTGTCCTGTTTTTGTCCTGCTTCAATCGCATCGCTTCATCCCCTTTCGAGTACGCCAATGATCTCGAAGACAAACCCGCCTTCGAGTCGCTTCCTTCTCACGATCTCGTATCCCGCATTTTCGAGCACGGTGAGATACCGATACACCGTCCGCCCGCTCACGCGCAGCTCGCGGCTCAAATCCGCAATCGTCTTCTGTCGACGCCACAAGCGGCGCCGCAACGGCTTCAATCTCTCGGCAGTTATTTGGTACACGGCGCCTCCTGAAAATACTCCGGTTTCATTCGTTTGTTACCAGCTCCAAAGGTAATGTGAGTTGACGAGCCTCCCACTCATTTTGTGTTTGTCGACGATAACGAGCCGCCGCCCCCAAAATTTTTGGGTTGTCTCGAAACATTCCCAATCCTGTATTGCATTGTTGACACAAGAGCTTTCGCACATGCATCTTTTGATGATCATGATCTACAACCAATGGTGGGATGTGCCCGTGCCGTACCGGTTTCCTCCCGCATACGGCACAGCGACCTTTTTGTACCGCTACAAGACAATCGAAATCCCCAATCGACAAACCATACTGTGCTAGCGTCTTTCGCCTTCGGCTCAAGCGCCTTTTCTCGGGATGCGCTGCGCAATATCTTTGATATTGTTTTTTGACAATCTCGGGATGATTTTTCCGATAGACGCGAGACACTTCTCGAATTCTCTCTCGATTTTTTGCGTAATATCTCCGCGCCGCAGCGCGCGCCGATTCTGGATGCGCCTTACGCCAAGCTCTTTTCCTTGCTGCATCTTCTTTCTTTCTCATTTTGCTCTATCCCAAGGAACCAATCTACCCTGAACATCGTGAACGGCCTCGGCCTTTTTTGACCAACATTTCATAAGAACCGGAGACGCTTTCACTGGAACGTGCGGAGTCCACGGCTCGGCGACTTTCTCCATGACTTCTTTCAGGCGCCACGCCGCCGCGTTCGCCTTGTCGACGTCGTCAGGCACTTCGAGAATCAATTCGTCGTGAACGAAATTAACGGTGCGGCAGCCGTACAGCGGCGAGTCTGTCTCGACGTACTCTTCGCGCGCCACTGCGAACATCGCCGCCTTGGCGAAGTCCGCCGTCAACCCCTGAAAGAGAGTGTTCGCCGCGTCCGTGTAGCCGCACCCGCCGCGCAACCGTCCACTGAATACTTGCGTCATGGTGGCTTCGCCCTCGCGCACGCGATCGCCGATCCATCGCAGATACTTCTCGACCTCCGGCCACGTCTTGAACCACGCGGAGCGCCCTTGCTCGGCCTCGTCTTCTGCCATCACAATGCCGTACGTCTCTTTGGCGTACCGCAAGAATTTCGCCACGCCCAACCCGGCCGGGAATCCGAAGTTGCAGGCTTTCGCGCTTTGTCGCCCGGCTTTGACCTCGGGCTCGTCTTGCCACTGCAACGCCTCTTCATACGTGAGCCCGAGCATATCAGACGCCAGCATGAGATGCGGATCCTTGCCGGCATTCAACGCGTCGCCGAGCTTCGACCATCCGAAGAGTTGCGTGCACACTTCGGCGAGAGCGTGCAGCTCGGCCTTGCCGTAGTCACAGGCGAGGTACAAAAACCCCTCGCGCGGCACGAAGCACTCGCGCAATCCCGGCTCGCGCTTGACGTTTTGTACGTTCGGATTGGCCGAGCTTGTTCTACCCGACGCGACGATCTCCTCGAAGAAAGTGTGAAGCGGCTCGGTCTCGCCGGCGCGCAACATCGGGATGTCTTTCGAGAGGATGTTTTGCGCCTTAGAAAATTTCCCCCACGCTTCGAGCGCGGGGTCGCCGCACTCGGCGCACGTCTCGGCAGTCACCTGAATCCGGCCCTTCTCCGTTCTCGGAGCACCGGGGTTGACCTCTTGCGTCCTCTTCACTGCCGCCGCCGTGTTGCGCGAACCGATCACTAGGTTTCCCCACAAGTCGCGCTCGGCTCGCAACAGGCCGGCGTCCGCGAGTAGCGGCGCCAGAGCTTCTACCGCTTGCTTGGCTCTCGCTTCGAGAGCGTCGACCTTGGCTTTGTCCGTGCGCAGCCCGTGCACCGATGCGAGCTGCAACGCGAGCGCGGCGCGCGTCTGTCGGAATTGGTCTTCGAGCACGCCAGGGAGCTTCGCAGCCTCTTCCTCTTGCTTCAGGTAGACTTCGAGCGTCGCTTCGGCGTCGTCGCCGGAGTAGTCGATTGCCGCCTGGCTCCACCGATCGAGCGGAACGTCGTACAGATCCCCGTAGCCGGTGCGGATCTCTTGCGGCTTCGGAAGCTCGAAGCCGAGATGCCGCGACACCAGATCCGCCAAGTGGTAACCGTTCTTAGTCCACGCGCCCGCGCTGCCACGGAAGCCGCGAAATTTTCCCGTGGCGATGTCGAGAAGCATTTGCCGGACCTTCGTGTCAGTGACGCCGTCGTTCTGCATGGCGTCGAAAACCAACTTCGCCATCGCGGTCTGATCCGTATCGTTGTGAATCAGGCACGCGAGATCGTAGCGCACGTTGTGTCCGACGAGCACGTCTTCGGGATGTGCGACGGCCAAGAGAGCGTCGATCTCCGTCCACGACGCTCGTTCTTTCATGTGCAAGAGCCGTCGCTCGGCGCCCTCGCGCATGACGGACGCGACCACGGGACGCGGCGCCATGTTGCCGGGCCCGAATCGGAGCGTCTCCAGATCGATCGATGTGGCTACCACGTTGCCTCCGAAAATTTGCCGGCCTCTCCCGGCTGGTCACACCACTCACGCAGGTGTCGCGCCCACCGAACCTAGGCTCACTCGCCCTTGTAGGGGCTCCAGTTGTGAATCGTGAAGTCGTTGCCGGCGCGTGTCTTCTTGATCACGCAATTCAACGTGAGCCTCGTACCCGCCAGCGGGTTTTCGTCACTCACGCTCATCTCGGCAACCTCTTCCGCGATGTCGCGTCCGGATTCGTCGGTGAAGAGAGTGGCAATCTCTTTCTCGTTTCTCGGATCGGGCTCGACGCCGTTTGCGGCGGCAAGAAAACCCTTTACGTTCCCGAAAAACGAGTCGTGTTTGCGGTTGTACTGGCAAGTGTACTTCCTGCCCACGATCACCTTGGGGTTGTCACTTTCGACCACACACGTTTCGATCGTGTAGAGGTCTTCCCGCTTGCGCGAGTTGACCATCTTCACGGCAACAATGTCGACGACGTAGTTGCCGGCTTCGAAGTAAGCCGAACTGATGCCAATCTTCGCACTGCCGATGCCATTGAAATAACTCATCTCACACTCTCATCTTTCCGCTGCCTTCACAGCGCAAAAAAGCCAGAGACATTCTGGCCTTGTACTCTCGCCACGAGCTGCCGCACCTTGTCGCGCAGCTCTTCAAGCGTGCCTTCATTTTTCAACACGGCGTCCCAACCCGAATAGTTCACGAGCGACACCTCCGACGCGTGCGACGAGCCGCCAATCGTCGGCGCCACCTTCCGATCCACGCGCACGAGCACGCCGCCCCACTTCTTGATCGCTTCCGCTTCATTCGGGAATCGCACATCCGTTACCACGACCGACACGCCTTGCGACACGAGCCCTTCGACCCGGCGCTCCAACGCCTTGATCCACACGTCGTCACCGAAACCGCGACGAAGGCACTCGGTGCCGACGCGTTGCAGGATGTCTCGCGGCGTCGTGTTCCAAAAAGGATCGATCGCTTCCTTGTCGGCGCCGTTCACTTGCTTTTGCGTGAGCCCGAAAATCGTGCAGCACGCGGCTTTGAGAGCGTCGGCGAACGCCACCCGCACAAACGCATGGTCCTGGTTCAGATACGCGGCGACGGTGTCTTTGCCCGTGCGCGCCTTGTGGCCTAGTCCGACGATCATTTCTTCTCCCTCCACAACGGATTCCCCGACTGCGCCAGAGAGGCGACGTCGGCTTCCGTCGGCAAATCTTTGTCGGCGTACAAGAGTTTTTGCGGCTGGCCGGTGGACTGCTCGACGTAGAGAGCGTCGGCGAGAGCCTGTTGCAGTCCTTCCCACTGTTCTCGACACGCGAGCACGACCTCGTAAGTTACTTCGTCGGCCTCTTGCCCCTCACGGTGCGTCCTCGACACCATTTGTTCCCAAAGTCTCCCGTTCGGAGGCGGCGACACCACGAGGTTGCGATTCCACCGTTGCAGGTTGTGCCCTTCTCCCATCGACGCGACAGACACGATTGCGCGATCCGCTTTCGTCTCTTCTATAGACCCCCCCTGTGAGTCGACGCCCCCTTCACCAAAATAGGGGAGACCCGTGCGCCGCGACAGCTCCTCGCCGAACGCCACGTGCTCCGTCCACACGAGGCCGGGATCGGAGGTGAGCCACACCGATGCGAGTGTCAACACTTTGTCGTGGCGCCAGATCGGCACGCTGTTCGGCTCGAACGAGTCTCGGATCGCTTCCCAAGCATCATACGTCGATCGATCCAACTCTCCGGCCTTGCACGCCTTGGCCACTTGAAACATCGTGTCTATGCCTTTGTGGCGCCCCGCGAGAGTCTCACGAACAAAAGCGTTCCACGCGCGTCTCGCCGCTCTCCATTCCGGCGGCGCTTCGGGTTCCCAACGGTAAAATAGACCAACCGATAGCGAGCGAGCGTGTCGCCAAAGGTCTACCGCTTCGGCGAAATCATGGCCGTCGGGTGTCTGCCACTCTTCTCGCAAGCGTCGAAAATCTTCTCCACACTCCACCGACAGATCGATCGGCACCTGCAAGATTTCGAGCGACACGCCTAACGCCCTCTCTTCCGTCGCCACGATTGCCGGTGTCTCTACGAGCCGACGCCGATACCCGTGTCGCGCCATTTCCATTGCGCGACCCGGCTCGGCGGCTATGGTCGCAAGCTCTTCGTCGTTGCACATGCCGAGCAACGCACCAGGGGCGAGACGGCGATTCGGGTCGACCTTCTCGTCGAGAGCGTCGGCCCACTCGGCGACCTCGTTGGCGTGCTCCGGCAGCGGGCATAGTTTCGGCAGCGCCCACTTGGCCAGGTGCGCGTAGTCTTTCACCGACCGCGTCGTGATCGTGCCGCTCATCAGAGCCCAACGCGTTTCGGGGTGTTCCTTCTGCCATCGAGCGAGCTTTCGCGTGACGCCGGCTGCCTTACTTTTTGCTTTGTGACACTCATCGGCAATTATCAGATCCGGATTGATTCGCTCCAGCTCGGCATAACCGTTGTCGCGGCTGATCACTTCGTACGAAAGGATTTCGAGCTTCGGATGCCAGAGCCAGTGTTTCTTCAACGCCTCGAATTCGATGCGCGTCTTGTTGCGCAGCTTGGCCGGCACGACGAGCAACGGACGCTCGGCGCCCACAACAATCGGGGCAAGCATAGAAATAATCGTTTTCCCGCCGCCGCATTTGATCGGCGCCACGAGCCCGGCGAAGTCGTGCAGCTCTTCGAGCGCCTTTGCTTGAACGGGGCGCAACCGCATGGTGCCCTCGGGGGTCTTCAACCATGCGGTCATCGCGTCCGCCAACTCCGACAACTCGGCATCCTCGGCCCACTTGCGCCGAGGGAGCGCCAACACGCGTTTCACCTCGGGAGTTGTCGGTATGCCGCGCTTGCGGAACACCCTCCCGAGCTTGGAGTTGCGCCCGTAGTCGGCAACCGTCTTGCCGGTGCGGCGAAACATGCGCGTGAGAGCGTCTTGCATGGTCCTCTTCCTATTCACCCCTGCGACAGGGTTTCCCATGCGAGCTTTGCCACTGCCGGAACCTGCCCGTTGCCAACGGCTTTGAGGCGGTCCACCCGATTGGCCACCCCATGAGC